CGGCGACCGATAGATTCGTGCGGATGACGCGGCAACCGATCAGGATGTTGTTGTCGCAGTCGCCGAGCAGAAAGCCGAAGGCCGCCGCAGACTGGCCGTAGCAATATTCGAAGACGTTGAATGACGCGTTAGCACCCGCGGTGCCGTTGTCACCTTCGGCACCGAGATGCATGCCGACCGCGTTCGTCGAAAAGGCGGACAACAGCCGCCACATGCAGCGACGGAAGAAGCATTGCTGCGTGTCCGACGCTTCGGCCATCGTCGTGCGCGAATAGGTCGACACGGTGAAGGCATACGCGCTGACGTCGTAGACGTACAGATCCTCGAAAACACAGCTGCGGACCGAGATAACGAGCAGGCCATATGCGGCGAGGCCGTTGCCGTTGATCGCGAATCCGATAACGTCCATGCCGACCTTGATCGCGACCGAAGTACTGCGCGGCGTCTGCACCGACAGGCAGACCCCGCCGGCCGCGCCGATGTATTTCAATGTCGTTGCAGGACCAGTGCCAGATCCGTTGTCGTGCGGCGTATCCGCGCCGGCACCGACCCACCGCACGCGCGAATTCGATTTGGTGATGCCGGTGATGCAGTACGTGCCTGGGGGGAACCAGATCGTCCCCCCGCCGAGCGCAGCGACAAACGTCTCTGCGGCCACGATCGCCGCCGTGTCATCCGTGACCCCGTCGCCGGTGGCGCCGAAGTCTTTGACGTTGAACGACGGACCATGATTGATCAGGTTGTACAGCTTCGAGCCCGGAGCGATCGAACTGTCCGTGACCGACTGTTGCGTCGGAGTGCCCACGGACAGCGTCGTGCCGATACGCACGTAGACCTTGGAGACGCCCGACGGTATCGGCGTCGGGAAACTGAGCGTGCTACCCGAAAGCGTGAAGTCGAGTTGCGGGACGCCATCCCAATAGACCCAGCAGTTTCCCTTGCTCACCGGTGCGCGTGAAAGCGCGAGCTGCGTCGTAGAGTCCGGCGTGAAGTCAGTGCCTGCGACGAATGTGTCGAAGCGCAGATCGCCCGCGCCGAGACTTGACGGCATCGGCGCCATCTCCTGAACGCCATTCTCATCGAAGGCGAGAACCATATTCGCGCGTTCGTCAGCAACCGGAAGCGTGCCGTCCGTTCCATATTCGCTCAACGGATAGCGGATCGAGTTCTCTACCGCGCTGGCGTTTTGCTGCGCGATCATCGTCAGCTTGTCGAGCGCGGTTTCCGTCGTCTTCGCCGGGAACGCGCTGTTCTGCTGATACGCGGTCTCCTGTGTTACCGGGACGGTGCGGTAAATGTGGATTTTGAAACCAGACTGTTTCGTGGTCGCGAGCGTAAGCGTGCCGCCTTCCGCGTCACCCTCGCCGGTGACGGTAAAGTCTGTGCCGTTTGCCAGCGATGTCACGGACCCGTTCGAACTGATGAAGTCAGCAAAGACGTGTGCGCTATCGAGGAAGTAAAACGGGACGGGGTAGTCGAGCGTGACACCATCGGTGTCATACGTTACGTCTTGGACGGAGGATTCAACGGTCATTGGCGCACCTGTCTAAAGATGCGCCAATGATCTGCGTTCGCTAACGCACTATCCTGCCAGTGGTCTGTTCAATTGCCGAAGGCCTTGCCGAGATCCGGCGCGCGCTGTGGCGCGGTGATGCCCCCATTGAAGATGTTCCCATTCGTCGGCTGCCAGTAATACTGCTGCGCGAATTCCTGCTGCGCGCGCTGCTGGATTCGCCCGAGGTAGCCAGGCGAAAGATTCTCCTGAATCGAGTGCATGATCGCGTGATCGATCGCCGCCTTGGCGTACCAGAGATTCACGAACGGCAAGTGCCCGCGCAAAAGATTGAGCGTCTCCGCGCCGACGTGCGTCTGTTTTCCGTTCGCAGCGAGATACGCGTTCTTGATGCCCACCGAATAGATCAGGTCGAACATCGAGCCGAGCGTCGGCCCGGACAGCGTCTTGAGCGCGTTCGCGCCAGCGTTCCCATACCCGTCGGTCGGATCGGTCAGCAGCATGTCGCCGACGAAGCTCAAGCCCCCGCCCTTCATCGCAGCCTGGAACCAGAACTTTGGTTTCGTCATGTCGATGGGATCTTTCCCATCCTTGATCTGCGAGGCCTGCACTGCGATCGCGCCGAGCGCCGTCGTCGCCACCGAGAGCGCAGCTGCATACGCAAGCTTGTTCGCGGCAACCGGCGCGCCCTGCAACCCGCTCGGTGTGTCTAGCACGCGCTGCCAGTGCCGCGTGATGATCGCCATCGGAAAAGATTTGAACTGCATCACCGCGCGCGCGAACTCGCCCGTCGGCGTCCCGCGCTGCAGGCCGCCCCACGACGCGGCCGTCTTCGACTTCAGATCCGGATTGATGATCGCGGATTCGGACTCGTCGACGATCATCGCCATGACCTTCGTCAGCACTTCGTTCGCACGCGGATCGCCGCCGGCCCGGATCGCATCGGGCGTGATGAATTCCTGCCCTTTGTACTGCGTCGGCTGCGTCGCGCGCACGACGTTCCAGTCGGCCTCATCGATGCCGTGCTGCGTCAGGCGAAAGCGATCGTATTCAGAGAGCGCTGCCCAATCGGTCTTTGCGAGCCGCGCCATGCCCGACATCATCGTGAGACTGAAGCCGCGGCGCAGCGTGTCGGTCCACGCTCGCAGCAGCGAGAGCTTCTGCGTCGAGTTCGCGAGCTTGCTCGGCAAGTCCGCGCGCAGGTTGTCGCCCGCCCACCGCTGCAGGTCGGCAGACATCGACTCGGCGATAATGCCGTGCATCGTCAGGAAATCACGCGTCTCTCCCGAGCTCGCCACTTGGCCGATGTTCTTGATCAGGTCGAAGTAGCTGAGTTTGTTGTAGCCGGTGGTGATGAAGAGGAACGGCAGGTCGGTGATGGACGAGAGCAGCGTCGATTGCAGCTTGCCGGCGGACTCGAGCGAGCGCGCCATCATGCCGATGCGCGCGAGCTGCGCGTTAGACGGTGACGACGCGGTGCCGTTGACCATATTCCAGTAGCTTTGCGGCCGCGAGCCGAAGGTGCGCGGCAGGTCGTCGACCTTGCGGCCGTCAGCCTTCGCGGCCATCTCGAACTGCAGGCGCATCTGCTCGTTCGGATTCGGGCCGTAGCGCTCGACGAGGCCGATGCTGCGCGCCATGCCGCCGATGTGCGCCGTCATCGCATCGTACGCGCTGCCGCTGCCGTACTTGTTCATGTAGTCGAAGTAAGCGCTGCCGTCGCGGAAGTGGATATCGCGCGACTCGCTGCCTTTGTTCGCGCGCATGCCGGAGCCCTTGAACTCGCCCGGCGTCATCTTGTTCAGGCCGTCGCTGGAGATCGTCTCCCATGCCTTCGAGAGCAGAGCGCCGACCTCAGCGTCGTCCATGCGCGAGCCGTCTTCGCGCAGATAGCGGGAGCGATCGAGTAGCGGCAGCGTGTCGTCGACCCATTGCTGCTGCGCCTGAGCATCGCCCTTGCCGCGCACCCGCACGGTGTCGTGCGGCTGTGGGATGTAGCCATAGTCGAGTTGCCCGACGTCGCCGCCGGACGCGTTGAAGCGCTGCCGCAGCGATTCGATCGTCTTCAGCCATGCCTCCGCGCCCTTCTTCGCCGTCTTGTTGCCGGTCGAGCCGTCCGCGTTGCTGTAGATCTCGCTGAGCAGATCGCGCGACATGCGCGGGTTCTCAGAATCGAATAGGAACATCGAAATGCGCCGGCCGATGCTCGCGCCTTCCGTGCTGCGGGCGGCGTTCACCAGATCGAGCAGCCCGCCGAGCGCGTCGTGCTTGATCGCCTGAATGTAGCCGTCGGTGTGGTTCATGTCCTCGACGAGCGCATGAGCGCGCTTCTCGCCGTCAGCGGTTGCCGCGACCATGCGGTCTTCGGTCTGAATCGTCTTCAGGATCTGAAGCTTGCCGCGCGCGACCTTCTTATCGGCTTCGGCCTGCAGCTGCTTCATCGCCTCTTGCGCTGCGGCCAGCGTGCGCTGGTCGGGAGACAGACCGCGCCAGTTCGGATCAGTGCGAGCGAGTTGCGACGCGGTGCGGCGCAGGCGCGCATCGATGGCGTCGAGTTCGGATTTTTTCAGCGCCCGGCCGGCGGCCTGGGCGACAGCTTGCGCGCATTGCGGTGTCATTGGAATTCCTGTGTGCGGAGGAAGCAGTTCGCGGCGACGTCGAGCAGCGGCGCATCGGCTTTCTCGCGGGCGGCCTCGGCTTGGATTGCGGCAAGCGCCTCGGAGAGCGGGACGTCTTTCATCTCGCCGTTGATCTCGACGGAGACAATCGC